CAGAAAAAAGACCGTCGACAAAATACACCGTCGGCGCTCAGTATATCTGTTTTAACGAGGATCCCGAATGGGATTCCAGTGAGTTTGAAACAGATGTGATCAAACTCCCCACGGTGGTGGACGTCACCGTAGCAGATAACTCCGACTCTTATCAGTCCTATGCTTCCGGCGAAGTATATGAGTCTGATACGATCGTGACATACAAAGAGCTCAGCGTCACACAGCTGGCTTTTGACGAGAAGACGATCGCCAAGATGAAGGGCGACACGGTCGACGAGGGCATCATCATGTCCGGCGGCGTCAAGACGAGGCCGTACTTTGCTTACGGCGTGCCGATCATTAAGAAAGACGGGACCAGGGACATGCGCTGGTATCCGAAGTGCAAACTGGTCGACAACTCCGATGCGACGGCTACGTCCACGGATTCTCATTCCGATCAGACCGACTCCCTGACCATCAGGGCCTACGGTTTCGACGCTACGCAAAATCAGGAGGTCAAGGTGCTTACGGCTGAGACCGCCAACGCTGGCATAACAGAGGCTGCTTTCTTCGCGGCTCCTGTCCTGACGGTGGCAGCGGCTAAGGCACTGAGACCCGTTACGACACCTTAAAAGGAGGCTTGAATGCCTACTAATACGACAAATGATGCGGGGGCGAATGCTCCCGCTTTTGTTTTACGTGATTTGAAATCAAGCGATGTGTGGCAACTCGTCCGCGTGCTCCGGAGGTTCAATCTGCGTGAAGCGCGCAAGCTGATTGACCAGGACACACTTAAAAAGGCGAAATTCGAAACGCCGAAAAAACTGGTCGACGGTGAGCTTGTGCCCATGCCTCAGGATGAGTGGACGGCGGCACAGCGGAAAGCTTTCAGGGAAGCGAAGAAAGCAAGCGACGAGCTCACATGGCAGGCGCTCGATATCCTGATCAACAACATCAGCGGATGCGAGGACGAGGTCAACAAGCTGCTGGCCATGGGCATCGATAAAGATATTAACTACATCAAGGATATGGATGCAGGTGATTATCTCAACCTGATCGTCCAGTACGTGACTCGTGAGGGCTTTTCTGATTTTTTTATGCAGGCGCGGAACTTGATAGAGAAGACGGGAGGATCGCGCGGCTCTATCGTATCTGCGGCGACGTTGATCAAATGATAGATACAGGCCTCGCGGTCGGGTGCCTGCATGAGGTCATTAAGGACGTATTGAAGCAGGGCGATCACGCCGTGAAGTACCAAAAGTGGCTCGCATGGGGCCGCGGCAAGTCCTTCAAGGAATTCTGGGGGGAAGAATATGCCGGCTAATAACCTACAGGAAGCTGGGCTGATATTAACAGCACAGGGCGCGGATGAATTCAAATCCGCGATGAAAGGCATTTCTGCGGCAACAAAGGAAGCCTACTCCGAGCTGAAGCTCGCCCAGTCTCAATATGACAAGAATACATCCGCCACGGAGAAGCTGGCAGATCGGCAGAAGTATCTCCAGAAGATGACGGAGGAGTACACAAAAAAAGAACAGATCCTGCGGGCGGAACTTGCCCAGATGGAAAACGCCGAGGAGCGTGACGAGGCCGCGATCGCAAAGAAGAAAGCGGAGATCAACAACTGCAAAGCGTCGCTGAACAAATATGAAGACGCCCTTAAGGACGTCACGAAGCAGATTGAGGGGCATTCCGCTCAGCTCAAGGAATGGGGCGAAAAACTCAAGGATGTGGGCGGCAAGATGCAGAGTCTCGGCGGCACACTGACTAAGTCCTTGACCGCGCCGATCATGGGCGTGGGTGCTGCATCAGTAGTGGCATGGAAAGAGGTCGATGAAGGTCTCGATATCGTGACCAAGAAGACCGGGGCAACCGGCGAAGCCCTCGAGGACATGCAGAACAGGACGCGGAACATCGCCAAGACCATGCCAACGGACTTCGCTACGGCGGGCACCGCGGTGGGCGAGGTCAACACGCGCTTCGGTCTTACCGGAGACGCCCTCGAGGAGCTGTCTGTCAAGTTCATAAAGTTCGCAGAGCTGAATGACACGGACGTGTCCTCATCGATCGACAACGTGCAGTCCATGATGGCCGCATGGGGCGTCGAAACAGAGGACGCGGGGCTGATGCTGGACATGCTCACCAAAGCAGGACAGGACAGCGGCGTCGCAGTGGATACGCTCTCCCAGCAGCTCATGCAGAACAAGACAGCGCTGGACGAGATGGGCTTCTCGCTGGATGAATCTGTCGACCTTCTTGCAAACTGCGAGAAAAACGGTATCGACACATCCACGATGTTGGGCGGCCTGAAGAAGGCGCTGCAGAACAGCGCAAGGGAAGGCAAGAGCTCAGCGGACGCACTCGCGGAGCTGCAGGACAAGCTGATGGGCGCTGAGTCCGATGCGGAAGCCTCGCAGATCGCGATGGAGCTCTTCGGAAATAAGGCAGGCCCCGCGATCGCTGACGCCTGCAGAGACGGACGGCTGTCACTGGAGGATCTCGGCTACGCCATGGAAGACCTGGCGGGAACCACGGACACGACCTTCGATTCTGTCCAGGATCCTCTCGACCAGATGCAGCCGATTCTCAACACGCTGAAGGATACGGGCGCGCAGCTTGTCACGGACCTCGGTCCGGCGATCGTAACAGTCCTCGGCGCGATCTCTGACGGAGTATCCGCTCTCAATGAGTGGTGGTCCGGTCTCGACGAGAAGCAGAAGGCCGTGATCCTCACACTGGCGGGACTGCTCGCAGCACTAGGACCTGTGCTGAGTGTGGTCGGGTCGGTGATCACTACGATCGGGTCACTGGTCACGATCATGGGCGCTGCATCTGCCGGAGGCGGAGTAATGGCAGCGGTCATAGGTGCCCTGACCGGTCCGATAGGAATTGCTGTGGCGGCCATAGCGGCCCTGATAGCCATCGGAACCGCGCTGTATCTTAACTGGGATACGATATGCCAGTGGGCCGCGTCGATGAAGGAAAAGGTATCGACGGAATGGAACAACCTTAAGACCAACGTCGGGAATACCGCCGAAAATATAAGAACGACGGCGATTCAGAAATTTGAGGACATCAAAAACAAGATACAGGAAAAGATTGAGAGCGCACGGGACAAGGTGAGAGATGCTATTGAGAGAATCAAGGGTTTCTTTGACTTCGAGTGGAAGCTCCCGCACATCGACCTGCCTCACTTCTCTGTAAGCGGAGAGTTCTCCCTGAATCCTCCTTCGATCCCGCACTTTGACGTTGACTGGTACAAGACCGGCGGCGTATTTGATGCACCTTCCGTCATCGGTGTCGGTGAAGCCGGGCCGGAAGCGGTCCTGCCGCTTGAGACACTGTGGAAGAAATTGGACGAGATTGCTGACAGGATCATCCAGTCTGGAGACAGGCACGCGGCCGAGATGTACGAGGCTCTTATCACGGCTCTCGGCGAGATGTCCTTCATCATCAGCGACAGAGAATTCGCAAGACTTCTCAGAAAGTTCGGGGCAATCAAATGAGCGGAGTTAAATTACAATACGTAGCTTCAAGCGGGAGGGCGTACAACCTTAGAAGCGATACACTGCGGACGCGGTCAAACGCCAACTTTCACAAGTTCAGCTGGGATGTTGAGGCGGTAGATCTCCAGTTCGGAAGCCGCGTTTCCGGATTCAAGCGCCCTGCGGCATTGTACGACGCTACACTGTCGCTGTTTGGGTCAGCAAAAGAGAGAAAGGCGCTGCTCGAGGCACTCCATGACGATTTTGAGCTCGATGTCCGTAACGTTACTCCGGGACGGCTGACCTGGAACGACTATTACATAGAATGCTTTGCAAAATCCAGCATAACTAAGCCGGATGACAGCAACATATTTGTCGATAACACGGTCTCGTTCTACTGTCCGTACCCGTTTTGGATAAAAGAAGAGACAAAGAACTTCCTGGTGCAGGAGAGTGGGATAACCGAGGAATTTCTGGATTATCCACACGACTATGATTACGACTATTATTCGGGCGAATCCGGATCAGCGACATGGAAGACGGATTTCCCGTTTAAATCTGATTTCTTGATGGTGATATATGGGCCCGCGGCCAATCCGCGGATCGTGATCAACGACCATGTATATCAGATCTTGGATGTCCTGGGAGAGTCTGAATATGTCATGATCGACTCCAAAAAAGGCACAATCGTGAAGACCACAGCGGGCGGCCAGAAGGTTAATGCGTTTGATCTGCGGAACAAAGAGGAGTCAGTCTTCGAAAAGATCCCGGAGAAAACACTTTTGATCAGCTGGCCAGGGACATTTGGCTTTGACCTGACACTGTACGAAGAACGGAGCGAGCCAAGATGAGGAGATTGATATTAGCAGACAGCGCCGGAAGCGAAAAGGGTTTTCTCGCATTCAGGAAGAGTGATTTCGAGGTCGGATCGAAAGATAACAGCTTCGAGATCACGATTCCGCGCTACGAATACAGGAAGATCCCGGAAGGCTCGATGATCTATATTCCGGATACTGAGTACGGCGGATTTTACCGCCGGCTCAATACGAATACAGCCCTGGGGTACATCAATATTGGCGGCCTGACATGGCGCGGCATGATGCAGAAAAAGATCATCGAACCGCCGGCAGGGCAGGACTACGCAACGGACTCAGGAGAGCTGAACGCCATCGTGAAGGCGAGGGTAGAAGC